AAAGGTTCTAATAGATCTTTTAAAGATACAATTTCTATGTATACAGAAGAGATGAGAGATCTTTTTGATGCTAGACAACTATTACCAGAAGAAAGAAGAGCAATAAATAAATCAGAAGATCAACAACGAGAAGTATATGATAGATTTGTAAGACAATCAGATGCTTTAAAAAGAGAAGCATTAGAAAAAAGAGGTACTAAACATTATGAAACTGATTTATCTGCAATAGCAATACAAGTAGCTTTTCAAGGAATAAAGAAAAATATTTTTGATCAAATATTGCCATTAGCAGCTAGTTATATTAGTGAAATGCAGAAACTTGCAGGAAGCCAAAATAAAGATATAGCTAAAGAAATGGATTATTTAAGAAAACAAATTAAATTAGTTGTTTATGGAGCTCCTATTATTGACACAGATTATGAACCTATAGTTGAAGCAACTTCTTTACTTAAAAGAATAACAACTGTTGCTATGTTAGCAGTACGTCCTGTATTAATGGTGAAAGAATTAACATTAGGAATGTTTAAAGGTTTTAACATAGCTTCTACAAAAATGTTTGGTAGAGATTTATTTGGAATTAAAGATTTAGCAAAAGCGTTAGAAAAATTCGTAAGAATTGATAATAAATTTACTACAGAATTTAATTTAATTGATGCTATAAATCATCATTATGCTTTTGCAAATATGGATATTAATAGTATAGCTGCTAAACTGCAACCAAATAGACGTGGTATCTTTTTAGGAACAAGTAGATTATTATATGCAACTAGTACATTACCTGATTATGCAAACAGATTGATACTTTTCGTAGCAAAAATGATTCATGATGGTTCATATGAAGCGCATAGTCATGATGAAAATGGTTTATTGATATATGATCCCAGAAAAGATAAAAGGTTCTTATATTACTTTGAAAAACGTGAGAGCACAGCAAATAAACATGGTGAATTTGCTCCAATTGCTGGAGATAAAAAATATAATGACCAAAGAAATTTATACTTACAATTACTTAAAGAATCAAATACAGAAAGAGAATTAACAAAAGAACCACAATTAAATGAAGTAAAGGATTTAGTTGAATATGCTTATTCAAACAGAGAGCGTTTAAGTTTTAAAACTTTAACTGATACTACTTTTGGATATTATGATTCAGATTTTCAGCAACAATTAACTAATACTACTTTTGGTATTATTTTTATGCAATTTATGCAATTTTGGCCTGGTAAGATGCAATTATGATTACAAAAGGAATATAAAGGAAAATCTGCTATTGCAAGTAAGTTTGTGCAGAAATCTAAAAAAGGACTCGATGGTAAAAAAATCCTTATGTGAAAAAAACCAATTTATAAGAATAATGATTCAAATGATACTATAATTGGATTTAATGAAGTTGAAGAAAATACAGGAGATGCTGCTATGGAATTAATAGGAGATCCATATGAAGGACTTGTATATGCTATAGGACACACTTTAAGAAATGTATTAACAGGAGATATAAAAGGAGCTTTAGATAATAAAGATAGAATGGGAAAAGTCTATTTTGCTATGTTAGATGCAGCTGCAATGTTCTTCTTATTTAAACTTATTGTAGCTATCCTAAAAGGTTGAATTGATGAAAATGGAACTGAAGGACTTGATGGTAAAGTTGTTAACTTTTTATATGAAGTAGATAGAAGAGTACTAAATGAGGTTAGAGTATGAGATAATACTGTAGGAGCTATTAGAAATGAACCTGCTTTTTATAGTTATACAATGGGATTAGCTAGAGATATAGCTGATGTTATGACTGGAGATAAAAACTTTATGCAAATGGTATCACTTAATTTAAAAGCTACTGAAATATTTGCCTTTGATTTAAGCTAGAAAAAAAATACCCAAACACAATTAAGTGTCTGGGTATTTTTTTTATTCTATTGTAGTACTACTTTCTATTTGTGCCATTATTTTGGCTAGTTTAAAAGTATCTATATCTTGTAAGGGAGTATCCATAGGTATATTTAATGATTTTACTATTGTATTAATATAACTAGTCGTATCATTTTCAAAATTTGGAGCATATTTATTCACAAAAGTAGAAAGAGTGTGATTTCTTGGTTTTCCTTTTGAGTCTTTACCAAATTTATCAATTTCTATTTGACGAGTAAGTCCATCTAATCCTGCTTGTAATGAAGGATATCTAGCCCAATGACCACCTCCTTTTCTTGATTCTCCACGAGTAGCACCAGCTTGATTAGCAAACATTAAATTTCCTGGATTGTTATGTCTTTCAGCTATTGAATTTTTAGCTCTAATAGTAATTTTATATTTACCTGAATTACTTTTACTATTATTTTCTTTTATACTAGGCTTATATTCACCTGGTTTATCTTCAAAACTTCTATAAGGAACTTCTATTTCTTTTTCCTTTTTTAAAATAGAATTATTAAAAAATCTAGGAGTATAATGATCTGTTTTTTCAGAACTTTCTTCTGTTATATTAGATATTTGAAAATAATCATTGAAATATTTATTATCTGGTAATGGAATTTTATTATCCTTATGATATTTTAGCATTTCTTCTCTAGAATTGCTTATAATCGGATCAAATGTTGCAAAATCTGCCATAGTTAGTGTTTTAGTTAAAATTAAAAGTAAGCATAATTTTTGTAAAAAACTACACAGTCGAAAAAAATAACGGGAATTACAGCAGTTATGCCATAATTCCCATTTTTTATTAAAAACTATCATCTATAATTGTTTCATACCAATTAAAATTAAAGTGTTCATCTTTATCAAACTCTTCTATAGTATAAGAAAAGTAACCTTCTTCAGCTTCTTCAGCTTCATCTATTTGTTTTGTAGTATATTCTCCATCTTCTACATCCGGGAACATATCTTCCAAAACACCTTCAAATCCTGTACCATCTATATAATTTTCATAAGCATACATTTGGCAAAGATTCTCTAAGTCATTAATACCTTTAGTAATAATTCCAAAAGTTTCTTCTTCACCACACCAAGAAGTGCTAGCTACCATAATATACTTTTTGTAACCATCTTCTTTTATTGCATCATATATGAGTTCTAAATTATTCCAATCATCATTAGTTCCTTCGAAAAGATCAACTATCCACCCATAATATTCAAAATCTACTTCATAAACTTGTTCCCATTGTTCTTCACTAAGTTCTTTCACATTTGGAAACATTTCTTCAGCTATTCTACCTAATCCATCATGATCATTAAAATTAATAGCAGAAAGATCATCTGCTATAAAACATATATCGTCTCCATCTTTTGCTATAAAAGAATAACTTTCATCATGTCCTGTCCAAGCAGTATTTATTGTTAATACATATTTATTATATTTCATATAAATCTCTTTTTAAAATTTTTCCAGTTTTTGTGTCTATTATTTCGTATGTCTGATAACCTAATTTAGCAGCAAATCTTTTAGCAGCATAGTATAAATCAAATTGTTTTGTTTGAATCATAAACATAATTTCTTGTAATTCATTTCCAGTAATAGTTTTATCCTTTTCTGCTTTTACATATTCTTCTATAAAAGTATGAATCTCTGTAAGAGTAGGTATTTTATTACGTTTACCTTGAATAATTTTCGTTATTATCTTAATCATTTTGTGCCCATTTTGATATTTTTATAGTAATATCCTCAACATATTCATTAAAAAATACTTCTATTAATTTTCCATCTAATATTTTAAAAAGTTTTCCACAAAATCCTACATCATGACTAGCATAAGGATTTACAAAATCATTATTTATAATGTCTGCAATATTATTTGCTAAATCTGAATAAGAAATTTTTTCTAAGTCAATATCACAAACTTCATTTTCAAATTTTTCTGCAAGCAATTCTATAAAAATTTTATAAGTTAAATTTATATCACAACCTAACTCACCACCCTTATAATCCCATACTTCAAATATACAATACAGTAAGTCTTTTTTATCAATTATATTACTCATTATTTGATTTTAAAAATTGATTATACATTCTCATTATCACAGCCTTTCCGACTGGATTTTCACGACTTTCGTCTCTTCAAATACATTCTTCCACAGGAATATCAAAAAATTGTTCTCTGACTTTGCAGCTATACTCAGAAGCAATTTTATCAATCCAACCTGAATATTTTGGGTTAAGATTTGTTGCATCAACTATTACACTATACCCATTTTCAAGTGCTTCTTTTACAGCAAAACGTTCTAATGTAGTTATATAACTTTCTCTACTTGGTACTCAATACTTACCACACATACTACGAATATCATCTCTGTTTACACGAATGTAATCAGTATTTCCTTCTGTCAAATCTCTAGCAAATGTTGTTTTACCACTTGCTGGTAATCCTTTTAATATTATTACTTCTTGTTTCATTATTCTTGTTTTAATACTTCATCAGCTATTCTATAAGCATCTTCTGCTATATTTTTAAAATGTATATTAGTTGTTGGTGAAGTAGCTTGATTAGCCATTATGCCAGATATTGCAGCACACAATATAAAATCTTTTTGATATACCATCATCATGCTCATCCCATTTGGCGCCATAACCATCTACTTGGCTATATGTTCCTGAAAATGCTGGTTCTTGTCCTAATTTATTTTCCATTATCCAAAATAATTTAATGCTTCTAAACAACGTAATATACCATCAATGTCATTAGTTGCTAAAGAAAACATTTTTTCTACTACTTGTTTTGAAACTTGGTTATGTGTACTAATACTTATATCAAAACCTTCTCCATTTACCCATTCAGTACAACTAAAATATTTAGTTTCATATTTACCATTTCCTAACGGATCTCTACTTTCACATGAAACAGCATTGAGAAGTTCTGGTTTATCTGGGAAAAACCCATCATCTTCATTTGCCCATTCGTTTATTTTTCTTTTTATTAAATGATGCATTATAATTTATTTTTATTTTTCATTGCTTTGTTCATCTTTTAATTTTTTTGAATGGTAGTTATAGAAAAGTGCATTGCATTGTATGTGTCCCATATGTTCTATACCTGATTCACTGTCTACTTCTTCTCCATCCATTAATGCAGCTAAATGACGTTGCATTGATTCTAATATTTCCTTTAAGTCTAATCCTTTTTTCCAATTCTCCCGCGAGTATTTTTTTGATCCATACTCCAAGACTCTTATCATAGGTACTAAAGATTCATAATGTACTAGAGACCATCTAGGTTTTCCTTCATTAAATCTGTCTCCTGTAAAAGTCCAATTTTTTTCTTTTAAATTATTATCTTTTAATGCTTTTAAAATAGGTATTACAGCTTCTTGATTATAAAATTCAGTTATTTTTAATGATGTCATTGCTTATTATCTGAAATTAATTCATAATTTTCATTAAATAACTCTATAGTAGGTTCTAAACCATTATCTTCTGGATATATAAATGTCATAGTATCAAATATAATTTCACTAGTATCACAACTATCTGGAGCTTTATATTCATCATTTATATGTAACTTCATTTCTTTTACTGCTTCATCACATGATGAGGCTTCTATACTGTGTGATTCTTTCTCCCAAACAGTATATTTTTTTTCTAATTCAAAATTATATTCCATCATTTATATTAATTACTTCAACTAAAGCATCAAGCTTATTTGAAATTATAATATTAGCTCCTCTATTATGAGCTAAATTTAATACAGCTTCAAGACTTTTTAATTGTGAAGGATTAAAACCATCAGGCATTAATTGCACAAAAGTATCTTTTGATATATCCCAAGCACTATCAATAATTTCTGCTATAGAATATACACCAGTCATTTCCTTAGTAATAACATATAAATGTATATTACATTCTCTTTTTTCTTGTTCTTCAATAACTTGGCATTCTGGAGTCCAATCTTCAACAACTGGATTAAAGTAATTCTTTGTTAATTTTGGTATTAATTCTTCTCTCCAAGTACTATTATTACAAGTTCCGCCTAAAAATATTTTTTCCATTAGTTTTCTTCTTCTATATTAAAAGTTCCTTTATCCAATTCTTTAGTTTCTCTTTCATAAAATTTATTCGATTTAGCTTTATATGCTTCAAAATCTTCTTTCTCAATTCTTATTACACAACCTTCTTCTGGTACTATAGTATTACACATATAACAATCTTTTTCATTATATTCTTTTTTGATTCTTTCTAAAAAATCACTAGAAATAAATTCTTTATCAACTTTACAAGTAAGTTTTCCACTAGTATCAGGATAATTAGTAATTAATTCAAAATTATCAACAAAATCTTTTGCATAACCATAAAATAATTGTGGCACTGCATTTAATCCATTAAAATGACACCAATCTTGAACTTGTTTAGCACTAAATTCAAATACTTTACCAGATATATTAGTATAAGTAATTCTATAAATATAGATTCCATAGTTTTTATTATTTATAGGATAGCCATAATCATAAGATTTTTGTATAGCTCCACCACCAGGTAGACTACCTACTATTTCATAATATAAAGTCATGCCATCTTGAATAAATTCTTTAAGATCATTATGAGCAATTGTCCATATGTCTTCTTTATAGTAATGTATTGCATTAGGACTTAATAGTTCTTCATTCTTAATTACTTTACGAGAAGAAATAATATAATCATAATGTGTATCTACTATATCTACACCAATCCATTTTAAAAATCTTGCTCTCCTACTTAATTTCTTTTTACAAAGAATTCTAGAAGAGATACCAGATGTTCCATGTAATTTATAAGTAATACTTATAAGAGAATCTGGTTTAATTTTAAATAAGTTTTTATACAACATTGATGTATCTTGGTGAAATCTGAATTGATTATCAACAAGTTTTGATTCATATCCTTTTGCTTTCTTTTTATCTTTCTTTGAACCTGGAGCTCCCGGTATTCTTGAGTATTGTAGTACATATTTATTACAGATTGGAATAGTTGCTAATTCATCAAATTCATCTCCTATTTTTAAATCTACTGGATTTACACCTAGAGACATTAAACTATCTATAGGCATAAATATACCTTCTGACTTATTTCCTCTAAACTTCATGCATTTTACACGTTTATTATCTTCAAAGTAGCCTACTTCATTTTCATCAGAATTTAATTCTTTATGTCTATATAAGTTATTTGCATGACAATACTCATGTGATAATTGTGTTTCTAAAGGAAAATACAATCCAATATCTCCTATTTTAGTATCTAATGATACTATTACTTGATTACCAAATATAATTGCTCCTTGTACTCTATCGGCATTCTCTAGTGGTTTTAGAGTTGTTATTTTTATTACTGTTGCACAGTAATTACTATTTTTTGGTTCTTTAATTTTCATATTTTATATTTAAGTACGAACCCAATCGCCTCCACATGTTTCTGTAGAAGGAGGTGTAGTATCATCATCAGTAAAAATTTTACTGAGTATAAAAAATATTACAATCAATCCTACAGTTCCCCATAATTTACCAAAAAGAGGTAATCCTAAAGGGATAGCCCATAAAAAGAGTATAATTACTCCGGCCATTAATAATAATATGTCTTTTGTTTTCATTATTTTAATAGTTCAAATGTTAAAAATAACTGTACATAATGTAACAGTTGATCAAATCCTATAGAAGTAAAAAATTCATGAACTTTTGTTTCTTTCCATAAGACTGTATGTACTCTACTTGTATAGTAATCAATAGCAGTATGTGCTAAAAAAGTTATAAAACTAAATTTTATAGCAAATACAAAATAAGGTATAGTAAATACATTAGTTATTATACCTAAAAACATTAATACTGTTAACCAAACTGTAGAATACACTGCAGTATGAAATATAAGAGTATTAAAACTCGTACTTTTTTCTTTAGCCATTTTATCAGATTGCAATACAAAATCTGCAACCCAATGTATGACTAGTATCATAATTATTAATCCTAAATTCATTCTTATTTTATTTTATTTAATCTGTAAATATAAAATTTATATCATCTAGCCAAGGATGAGCTTCATAAAAAGCTAGCATCCAATATTGAGCTTCATCTCCAATATGTTCATTATTTGCACATTCTCTAGACCAATTGGTATATTCTACATCATCATTAACAAGTGCTATTTCTTGTATATAATCACCAGCTGTATTCCAATCCATATTAGAGTTAATATGAATAAATTGAATTAATTCAAAAATCTCTATAAAATGTGCTTGTTCTCCTTCTTTTAATACTGGCTTCATTTTTTATTTTTTTAATTTTTTATTTTTCCATACAAATTTACCAGAAGTTTTAGTTTTTCCAGTTACACAATTTCTAATTCCAGCATAAGAAATTCCTAATTCTTTAGAAGCTATTCTAGCATTATCCCATTCTTTAATAAATTCATTAACTAATGAATATTGAATTATAGGTATTGATCTAGAATTATTTTTTCCAGTTTTACCAAACATAGGAATTATATGATGTTTCTCATAGCATCGTAAATTTTTTGATAATTCATGTTTCTTTATATAAGTTAATATACACAAAGATAGTGAATTTCAATAAATAGAAATACTAAAATTATAGAAAAGTAAGATTATAAGAGGAAATAAGGTTTCTATGGAATAAATAAATTAGTTGGATTGTTTTTGTGGATGGTGACCTCAGGAAAATCTTTTACAAATTGTCTACTATCAAATCCTTTTACTATTAAATGATATCCGGATTTAGATGGTATATTTGCAATAATTTTTTTTCCAGCAGTTATAGGTTGAGATGTTTCTATACAATGTATCATTGCAGAATTTCTTCTTCCTTCAGGATTATCAAACATAGCTAATATGTTAACATCAGTTATATTATCTACATCAAGTAACCATATTTTATCACCTCCATTGTGTACACCACATGAAGTATTCCACGATCTGTGAATAGTCTGGAAGTTTTTATTATGCATTTGTTCAGCTATTCGCTTCAATGTATTAAATGCAGTTTTATAATAACTTCTCTTATTTAGATTTAATCCTACTCTAGCATTAAATGTCTTAGCAAGTAGTATCATTTCATCTTTTTGTCTATTAAATTTTTCTAATGAATTGATATAATATGCTTTTATTAATCGATTAGAGTTATTACTTCCATTGATGTTACCAGGATTATCTTTTTTTCTTTGTAATATTTGTACAAAGTAAAATTCATCCTCTTTATCAAATGTAAGTAATTCTCTTATTTGGTCAAAGTTATTAATCATCTATTCTATCTCTATTATCTTTTATTCTATATTTGTTAAAAGCTATTAGTATTAAAATCATTAACGTTGTCATTATAAAAATTTTATTTCATTAGTATTTTCATCCCAATTAAAAGTTAATGGAATATTTGCATATCTATATTGTTCATTTAAAACAGAAGCATTAATAAAATGTGTTCCATTTTTAAACTTATATCCATATCCGCTATGTATATGACCAAAGATATGTATTTTAGGCTTAATTTTTTCAATTTTAGCCGTTAATAATTCACATCCTAAATGTTCAGTTCTTCCTTGGACTACATCTAAATGTCCCCAAGCTGGCCCATGAGTTACTAATATATCAGTGTTAAGAGATATTTTATCCCATACTGATTCAAGTTCTTCTCCATTTCTTGATAAATTAAAAGCCCAGTTACAAAATTCAGGTTGCCAAGGACTCCCCCAAATTTTAACAGAAGTTTGATATTCTGCTCCTATAATAGCTAAGTCGTCTTGTAAATAATGAATATTAGCATATTCTAATAAAGTCTCTGCTATTAAAGCAGGACTATCTTCAAATCCAAAATCATGGTTTCCTGCAATAAATATCTTATATTCATAGTTTTTTAAATTATTAAACCAATCACAAAAATTCTTTATTTCTCCTATATATCCTCTACTACTTATATCTCCTGCACAAATTAATAAATCTCCACCAGGAAGATCTTTTTCTATTTTTTTATGAAGTGTGTGAGTATCAGATATTACTGTTATTCTTATCATTTTGTTTATTTTTTCTATAAAAGTAATATATTTGTTCTAATACTAATATTGTTAATGAGATAGCTGTTGCTATTGCTGTTATTTCAGTACTCATTATGTTCTTTTTCTTATTTTATTATCTTCCACATTATTTGGACGTCCTAGTAATTGTTTAATATCTCTCCAAGAAAATGGTTTATATTCACCAAGTACTTTAAAAGCATTATCCATTCCTACATCAAGTCTTCCATTACTATGTGGTATTCTACCGTGTACATGACCAAATAGATGATAAGATCTTTTGAACCTATCATTCCATTCCTGTATCGGATAGTGCATTAATACTACAAGTATTTTATCAATACTTATTTCAAGATATTGTTGAGTAGATTTAAATAAATCTTGTGCGCCAACATAATAAGATGTTTCAGGAAGAATAGATTGTGGATCAATATTAGTTATTATTTCTCCATAAGTATCACCATCATATAGATAATGACAATTAGGCAATATTCTATCATTAATAATATGATTATCGTGATTACCATATATTAAATGGATATTTTTACAAATAATTCTACTTCTAAAATTCCAAATATTACTTATACCTCCAAATGACCAATCTCCTAAATGAAATAGTATATCATTTTGACCAACATATTTATTAATTTGATCAATGATATGATGAGACATTTCTTGTGTAGTTTTAAAATCTCTACAATTTTTTTCTTTGTCTTTCCACACACTAACACCAAGAGTTATATTCTTATGCCAATAATGAGTATCAGAAGTCCACCATATATTTTGTTCTTTACTATTTAGTTTCAACATGTTCTCGTTTGTCTAGTAATTTTTTAATACTTTTCCAGTATTGCTCTGTTTCAATATAAAGTTTTGTGAAATCTCTTCTACTATTTATATCTGTTAAATCCTGATAAAGTTTAGTTTCCCAATCGTGACCATGTTTTTTATAGTATGCTAACAATCGTGCTGTTGTTAATTCTTTTGCTTTGTCTATTGTTATCATTTTATATTATTTAATTATCCAATCAATAATATCTTCTAAATTATTTTCGGATAGTACATTATTTTTTTCTGAATTTTTTATCCAAGTATTGAATCGATCAATATCTTTAATAGGATATTGATACGATTCTGTAATATACTTTAATGTTCCTCTGTCTGTGAGTCCCTGATATATAACAATTACAGTCATATTAAGATGTTTTACCACATACAGTGCATGTAGTGTTTTTCTCACCTACAGTGTGAACTCTTTTTCCTTTACCGTAAACACGATCTTGAAAAGCATGTTTACAAGTACATTTTTTAACTGATGTTGCCATATTAATCATTTTTTATTCTCCCTCTTCTCTAATAGATTTAAATACTGGTTGTTGTGGTATTCCTTCATGTAATGAAAAATACGTAACAGTTGCCATTTTACCTACTAATTCAGGCCAATTTTCTAAATAGTCTTTTTTAATCTCTCTATTTCCTACAGGTTTAGCATTAAACTTTTGACCAGCTTTAGTTTTCATTGTAAAAACCATATCTTCATCACGAAGTTTTTCTTCTATTCCTATAATCTCAAATTCATCATCCATGTAATCTTTTACCTTTACCCAATCTGAATTTTTAGAACCTGGAGAATACTTTTTATTAGGTTTCCTAAGTACAACTCCTTCAAATCCTTCAGCAACATATTTGTCATGAAGTCTTTTAACACTACTCCAGCCTTCTACTAGAACATGTTCTAATATTATAACTTTTTCATTTTCTCCAAAATCTAAATGCATATCAGTTAGAATATCAAGTCTTTCATTGAAATTCATACTAGGATCTACTATATCAAATACCCAATATTCTAATGGAGCATGTCTAGATTCAACCCATTCTTTTTTCCGACATGTACCAGATATTTTTTGTAGTGTCCAACCATGTACATATAATTCTCCATCTAGAATTATATCAGGATTTTCTCTAAAGAATTCCAACAACTGTTCATCTTGTCTAATTAAAGTAGTTGGAATATCATAATCTCCACCACCTCTACTAGCAGTTTTAATTATATCATTTTCTTTATCATATTTTTGTGTACATCTTACCAATTTTGTTATCGTAAAGGCTCTTTATCCTCTACTTCTACAGATTTTTCATTCCCTGCAGTTCGGACTATCTCTTTATTTTTCATATATTTATTTATATTATTAGAAAATGTAAGTAATTCTTTTTCAGAAGCTTCACTTTTCATCATATTAGCTAACCATGAAATAATTTGTATATTACCTTTAACGTATCCTAATTTAGGGATAATTTTATCAAGACTTGGAGTATTTCTATCACGAGGTCCTCCTTCCCAATTTAAAGGTATTTGTAATATTGGACATACATCTATAGGTATTATATCAGATTTTTCTATATTAAAAGGAATTTGTTTTTCTAAAGCTCTATTTTTAGCTCCAGTAAACATATTATCTATTTTTCTTTTTCCTTTTTTTATATTATCTCTATACCACATAGATTTACGTTCTATTACTTCTGGTTTACTATTATATATAAAAGCTTTTTCTTGAAGCTGTTTTTTATGTGTTTCTCTATATTTTTTACCATGTTCTAGTTTCTTTTTATGATATTTTGGATCATTTTTTCTTTCATGGTATCTTTTTCTATCAGATTCTCTTTTACATTCTTTACATAAAGTACTTCTTCCATCTTTTCTTCTGTTGTCTTTTACAAATTCTTCTAATTTTTTCTCTTTTTTACACCTGTTACATATTTTCATAATTTATATTCTAGTTTGTTTAAAACATAAAATTACTAAAATATTTTGATGAAGTTAGGTGTTTTATGAAAAATATCCCGCTTTCGTGGAAGTATTATTTTCCTTAAAAATTTTAAGGAATCACTTCTAGTCTCTACACATTTATGCACATTACTATGCAATTTGGCTCGGGATTCCCATTTCAGGGTTCCCCGAATTAACGGAATTTAAAGACGGCGTAACTCCACCGTCTATTTTTCTACTTGCAAACATTTCATTATCATAAATACTTGTAGCACAATCATTTGAAGATTTAGCATTTTGTACTTTAATATTTCCATTTGCATCAGTTTTAATAGTAGGAACTATAGAATATAATTCATCTACATTTATAATATCAAATTTTGTTTTAGTTAAATCTGCTAATTTTTTATAACCTTTATCAGTAGACTTTTTTACTAAAGCTCGATATTCAAGTTCTGCCTGTTGAAGCACGGATCTTTTTGCTTTACCTTTTTCAATTGTTTTAACAGGTTGAGTAGTAATTTTTCCACCAAATTGTCCAGTAAATCTCCTAATAAAATAGGTGTTGCCTTCTTGTTCTAGTATATATCGTGCAGTTTGAATTTTATCTCTTGCATTTCTAATTACTAAAACAGTATCATATATTTGTACCATTAAGCTTCTGTATAAATATAATATTCTTCACTTTCTGTAACTGTTTCTAAATTATAATCATCAAGTTCATCATATGCAAAATCATATACAATAGTGTCTATAATTTCAGTATATTCAAGATTTTCTATAATTCTTTTATATTCTTGATCATAAGCAGAAATAAGTCTTTGAAAATCTTTACATAACTCTACATTTTGTTCTCTTATAATATTTTCTACACTAGCTCTATCAAATATAAAATAATATTTATCACCTACAGTATATTCATCTTCCTCTTGCATATCAAAATATTCTAATACTGCTTCGTTTCTATCTTGTTGTGTAGGTTCAATAGCATCTAAGAATAATTGTAATTTTGTTTTATTGTCGTACATAGTTTATTTTTTTCCAGATGAACCAAATCCTCCTGATCCTCTATCAGTTTTATTAAGGATTTTTACTTCATTCCAATTAATTTTTTCGTATTTATTTAATACACATTGTGCAATCCTATCACCTTCATTTATAATAAAAGGTTCTTCTCCTAAATTCATAAGAATTACTCCAACGTTTCCTGTGTAATCCACTTTGTTATTCCAAAAGTTCTTTATCTCTTGGTTCTATAGTTTCTTTTGTTATACTATAGTTCGGACTATATCATCTTCAACAATTTCTACAATTTGTTGAAGCAAGGCGCTCGTGTTAACATTACTTCCCACAACATTACTTGTTTGGGATCGGTTATTAGTCTCTGAACCTTCAAAGATGTTTCCACCTAAGCTTGGCTGCTGATTGTCCACTTCTGGAGTTTCCAGCAATTCACCTTGTTTTAAGACTCCAATTATTTTGAAGTATTTTTTAATTATTTCTGCATTTTCTTTACTATGTAAAGCGCTATGAGCACTTCTAGTTAATACTTGTAAGTTTTCTATATTATTATCTGTTTTAATTCTATTTTTATGATGTACATCATATTTAGATTTTAAAACAATCCATCCATTTATTTTTTCAAAAAAATCAGTATTAAATTTTGTATAATTTCTTTCCACTATCAACCTATGTTGTTTTACTCTATGTCCTTTTATAGAAATATCATGTGGTCTAGGGTGGTTAGGACAATACTCTAAAGCATATCCATAATTTGTTATAATTAATTTATCTTTAAATGAAGAATTTTTATCACCTATAAGTCCATATTGATGATTTTTTATTCCTTTCATATAATCTGATTTAAGTTTACTTGAACATTCTATGGAACAAGTAATCTCATTTTTTATTCTTTTTAATCTAGATGGTTTTAAATACATTTCCTTTTTACAAATGAAACAAAAACAGTTTGGTTCCTTATTAAATTTTTGCCATTCTCCATAACATTTATAAGAGCAAAATCTTTTGGGAAACTTACTTGTATCTATTTTATAATCTTCTTTTTTACAAATTTCACATTTCATATTATATATTTTTAATTATATATAAATGTAGTGAAATTTATTTGAAAAATTTAGAAAATCAGAAATTTATTAAAAATTACCAGGAATATTGTTTAGAGTCAATTGTTCCAGGAGTATTTAGAACTGTAACTCCATCTTTTAATGCTAATCCACTTCTTGGTCTTATTTGTAATTCATGTCCTATTGGAAGTTGTATAAATAAGTCAGTAGGAACGAGTGCTCTACCACCAGGAAATATAATTAAATACTTACCAGTATCATCCCAATCTGCAAATTGAAAAAATTTATTTTTAAGATTGCCATTTGAAAAACTAGCTCTTAAATCCATTCCAGCTGCTCCACTAGTAGAGTATGCAGGTAGTACATTTTTTGAATTATTTATTACTAATACTTCCATTATGGTTTTATCTCATTTGTTATTGGTTCTCCTTCTTGAGTTGGCACTGCTTCTTTTTGAGCCTTAATTACAGAATTAAACCAAGCAGTTAAATCAAATGGATTAACTGTTTCTAATACTTCATCTATTTTAGTTTCAGGAACTTCCTGAACTAAGTATGCTTTTTTTCTTGTTGGAGAAAGTATAAAGTTTCCAAATGAAACTAAATCTTGTTCCGTAAAATACGTAATCATATTATTTTTTATTTTTTATTGTAAAATATGTGCATTAGTTGTTGCTCTAGATACTGCTACATATTGTAATTGTCTTAATTCTTCTCTATCTCTACATATAGAAATATTCTTCATATCTATAAATACATTATTGATTGAAGAACCTTGCGATTTATGTACAGTAACCGCATAACCATGATCAAATGATTTTTTTCTTATTAATCTACCATCATAATAAATATCAAATGGAGTTGTAAAACTTTTTAAGATATTATAATAATTTTTCCAAAGCATAGATGCTCTTCTATTATTTCTACCTTTACTATGAATAGCATCTACTCGCACATCTTCTATAAACATAGCAAGAGAATCTAAATAATCTTTATTTACATCTTTACTAATAATGCAAACTTCTTCTCTTCTTTTATTAGAAGAATTATATAAGTTTAATTTATAACCAGGTAATGTAATAAATCCAGGAACAGCTATTGGAACTTTAATTGGTTTATCTATTATAATATAATCCATTGAATTCCAAAATTTTGTTCCATTAAATTCTAAATTTTCAGTACCTGTTATAGTACCAAATAAATCATATTCAGATTTATTTCCAAATAATACTTCTTTCATTTTAAGATTAAAAGCACTGGCTCTACTATTGGTATAAGCTAATATTTTTGTTTCTAATATATCATTAGTTTTCATAGCTTTTTTAGCATACTTAACAGCATCTGTAAAAAAATCTTTAACATCAGTATGACATAGTAATGATCCTTCTGTACCTATAGAAGTACTAAATCTATTAACAATACCTTCTCTTAATATTGGAAGTATATCTGATAATCCACTTTCTTCTTTCTGTCTAAAGATTTTAGTTAAAATAAATTGATCTTTTAAATCAAATACTTTAGAAATACTTATAGAAGTTACAGGTTTTAATTGCTTAGAATCTCCTATAAATATAATTTGCGAATAATATTGTTCACATTTAGAAATTAATAATTCAAATAATTCATCATTAACCATAGAAGATTCATCACAAATAATTATTCCATGAGATGGAAATAACATTGAATTGCCATGTGTATAAAATTGCAAATCTTTAAAATCAAGATTTAAAATTTGTATATTTGGAGAAAGAGAGAGTAATTTATGTAAAGTCATACCTTCTCTTTCAGTAAATCTCTCTAAAACAGTTTTTGCTTTATGTGTTGGTACAGTTAATACATATTGTTTTCTTGCACTTTCAAGGTACTCTACAAGACTTTTTACTAAAAAACTTTTACCTGTTCCAGCATATCCAATTAATGAATATGCTATTTTATTAGATTTAGTAAATCTTATAATATCTTCTAAAGCAGCTTGTTGTTCTTCTCCTAATATTATATCCATTACATTTCTTCTAATTTAGTTAAAATTTCTTTTATTCGTTTACCCCAATCTGGATCAGATTCTGACCATATTGCATCTACTTCTTCTAAATTTTCGTCTTCGAACACTAATAATGGGACTTTCTTTGTACCAAAATTTGTTTGTATTGATCTAGCTTGTTTTTGTTCTCTTCTAATATCAGTATTAAAAGTTTCAATAATAACCCTATTTTCAAATTCGTTTACTATATTTAATATATAACTAGTAGCATCATTAAAAACTACTTTAATTACTTTCATTATATTCCTAATAGCCGATTAATAATCATAGTTTTCTCAAACTTATTCATTATATCTTTCTTATCATTAGTAATAATCTGTGTAAATGCATTATGAACATCAAATAGAGTTGGATCATATCCTTCTGGAATATAATAATCGCTATCTTCATTTATAAATAAACTTTTATAAGCATCTATTGGAGTACTTACAGCAATCTTTACTTTACCAAAGCCATAATTTTCACCTTCTCTTAAAGAATGATCTACCCATTCTCCTAAAAATCTTTTTCTTTCATTTCTATCTATGTACTCTTTTTTCATTCTATCTAACGTGATAGCAAAATCATTAGTACTTTCCATAAGATGTTTAATAGGACTAAAGTTAATTGGGTCTCCAGGTACTAGTTCTTGTATATTAATCCATTGAGGATTAAAAACACATAAATTAGTACAAGCTTGATTTAAATAACCTCTATACATTTTTACAACAGGTTTTCTAACATCAATTCCATATAAAAATCCAATAACTTCATCATGAGAATCTATTGTATGTTCTGGTTTTAATTTTGCTTGAATTAAAACTCTATTATATGTAATATCTTCAGTACCATTTTCCATAGTCATTTGATCTGGTAGTTTGACTTGTACAGAAAAATCATCTGTAAAAGCTGACATTCTTTCTAAAAATGGTTCTACATAAGTTTTAGTAGGATAAAATTCCCTATTTTTAATTATTGTAGAGCGTCCTTTTAAAAGATCTTGTATTGTTACTTCACTCATTTTATTTTTTATTATAACTTAGTTTGTTAAATATAAATGAAAAATAAAAGTACTTTCATTTAGTTGATATGTTCCAATATATTTACCATCAAATTCTTCTTCTATAGGATGCCCAGTACCAAATGTTCTAAAAGCATATGTTTTTTTAGGATTATGTATATCTACTTTTACCCAAATGTAAGGTATTCCATATTGTATTTGAACAGTAAGAATTTCTGCACCTATTGGCATATCAATATAAAAAAAATCATCAGTTTCTATTTCATATTTATAAATAGTTTTCATTATTTAAGTTTTTTACCACATTCTGAACAATAATTACCTGTTTTAAAATTACAACAATTTTCTATAGTAATTAAATGTTTATAAGTTTCAATTATTTGCTTTTCATTAAGAAGAGTAAGTTCTAAAGATTCCTCATCAAATAATCTATCTCTTACTTCTACATATTCAGCTCCTTCCCAAGAAAAATAATCTAATACTTCTGATAATAATTGATCTTCATTATAAAAAATAACATTATAATGTTTCACATATATTTCAAAATCAAAATCAATTGATACAGTATCAAATTTATTTTCAAGTATGGTGTATTCACGTTTTATTTTTATTTTCATCAATATAGTGTTGTGTAAGTTAGTGTATTTTTATTAAAAGTAATAGATTGTCTTTTGCCATATCTATTAAGAGTTACTCCATTATATGCCCATCCGGATAATCCATTATTATAACCATGTTTCATGCCACAAGATATTCCTACCTGATAACATCCCCATTTAATAGATGGACTATGACTATGACCAATAATAGTTTTAGTAGAAAGTTTAGCAAAAGAATTAACACTACCTCTTGATCCATTAGGTCCTTTATGTCCATGTAATGCTAATTGAACTCCATGTCTAATATAAGAATCATTTAAACCTAATGCTTTAATAAATCTAAACTTCTTATTAATAAAATAAGGAATAATACCATCTGGTGCCTTTCCATCTACAACTAATTTTTCTAATTTTACAAATGCTTGTGCATTATAAGGTGGGTAGTCTCTCCAACTAGTAGTAACTATAGCTCTATCAAGCATATCATCATGATTAGAAGCTATCACTAAAGTTTCATCCATATTATTCTCAAACCAAGTAAGTTCTTCTTGCATTTGTAATAATTCATCTTTTAAAATTGCTTTTCCATCTTTCCAAAGTTCTACTTGTACAACGGGATTTTTAATATTATGTACATTAATACATGCACTATCCCAAACATCATGTAATACAGATTTTTCAATGTCTAAATCTCTACAAAGTTTTTTAAAAGATCTAGTAACTAAAGAATTTTTTTGTGCAAAATGGCTATCTCCCCATACTAAAGTTTCAGTACTTTCTGTAGATATTTTACCTTCTTTTATTCTATAAATAAGATCATTAAAACTACCATCTTTATGAGCAGAAACATTTCTAATATGAACTGTATCATCACTTTCTATTTCTACTACAACAAAACCATATGAATGATGTTCTGCTGCTTTACCACCTGCTACTGAATCTGTAAAACTCGGTACAGTTACTGTTCCTGTAGAATGTATAAATTCTTGTTCTTGTTCTTCTAATACAGCAATAGATCTCATTTCTATTCTGGGAGCTCCTACAATAACAGAAGAGCCTTTTGCAAATACTTCAATTCCATTAGTTGGATTTGGAGAAGTTGCTTGTATTTTTAAATCTGCTAATAGCAATACCCTTTTATGTAAAAGTTGTCTTTTAGCTGTTAAATATGGATGAACTACTTTATCCCAAGTATCTCCTTCTTCTTTCCAAATAGAAGTAGGATTCTTATAACGAGTTGCTATTATACCTATTTCCGCATTAATATGTTTAGCATATGCTTTCATATTATTTAATAAAGGAACATTAGCAGGGCAAGCATTTTGTGCACTTGAAATTAAATATCTTTTACTTTCTTTAAGAGTATGAAATACTGCATCAGAAAATTGAGAAGGAGCTAAAGTTAAATCATAATAATCTAGCCATTCTTTTAAAACATCTTTTGTTATTACAAAATGATCCATTAACATATATGTTTTTTCATCTTTTGTTTTAGTAGGAGCACTACACACCTGCTTGAGATACTTTAATTGACTTTTATTTAAATTAATTTTCTCTTCTATTTCTTCTTTTTCTTTATCCATTCAATTTTGTTATAGCTGTTACGCTGTTAATAATTGTTATTCGTGAAAAAAGGTCAGTAAATTTAATTACTGACCTAATTTGTTATCTTATAACTTATTTTTGTTTCTTATTCAGAAACGAAGAACATAAATTTACCTTCTTTTGCAGATTTAGATGGTGTATAAACTCCATATCCTGCATACTTTTGACCATCAGTTACCTCTTTTACGATTTCAACTACATAATCTTTTTTATTTTCTTCAATAAGCTCTTTCATTAATTTGAAAGCTGTATCTTTTCTGTTGGCTTTTCCTTCGACACTCCCTACATTGTGTATAGTTACATCAGTTACGTCAATTTCTTTTTCTTTTTCAATTTCTAAAACCTCACCAGTTTCTTCATCTTTTGTTTTAGATGTAACTGTAATAGTTTCTTTGTGATAAGGAGTAAGTATATCTACTACTTTTTCTTCACCAGTTTCTTTATTAACTACAATTTTAGTAGCTTTAGTGTATTTTACTACAAAATCAGCTTCTTTAATTTGATAAGTTGTTGTTGACTTTCTTTTTCCATTTGTTACCTCATTGATAACGTTATAAGGACGTAATCTTGTATCATCAGCCGCAGCTTCAATTACAATATAAGCACCAACTGCTTTTTTATCCTTAATATAATTTTCCATGAACTTATTAAGTTCTCTGGTATTGATAGGAGATCCTGCTTTTTTCCATGCTAAGGAAGCATTTTTTAACATTCCTAAATCCACTCCTAAATTAGTTGTTTCAAACGCTTTTGTTTTACTATAACCTACTGCTTCTACTGTTTTCATATTTCATTTTCATTTTAAATTAAAATTATCTATTTTATCTATATAGTATTCATCTTATTACCTTACAAAAATAGCGATTATTTCATTATAAAACAACCTATATCATATAAAAATATGTTAAAAAATGTTAAATTCCAAATTTCGCTTTAGCTTTTTTCCGAGAATTATAATTTTTTTTAGTTCGAGGTAACTTAATTTTTTCAATTGCATCTACAATAGTATAATCAAGTAAATATATACTAGTGTAGATCTCTTTTAAATCTGCAAGACTAAGGTCTTTAGATAAATCAACTAATTCTTCTACATCTTTTTCTGGAACATTCTTTTTATTAAAATATTCTTTTCTGGTAAGTTCAGAAGGAAGAGGAATTTCTATTTTTAAATCTAATCTACTAGGTCTTAAAAAGGAATCTGGTATATTTTTAGTATTATTGGATGTAGCTACTACTACATGATGGTCAATACTTAATTTACCATCTAAAAAGTCTAATAAATCATCAACTTCTTCATATTTATCAATATCTTCTATGATTGAAATTATAGGTGTATTTGGTTCAATAATTCTAAAATTATTAACTACAAATTCAACATATAAATTAAGATTGTTAGGACTAGAAACTTTAAATACAATTCCTTTTCTTTTTATAATTTCACTTGATAACATAGAAATAATAGAACTTTTACCTGTTCCTGGGTATCCTTCTAAAAGAATTCCTCTTTTATGTATCAAATTATTTTTTTTGTATAAATCTCTTTTTTCCCAAAAAACATTAATTTCTTCTAATAAATCATTAATAATAGAATTAGAGAATGTAAATAATTGATCAGATTTTATTTCAATTTTTTTACAATAAATTCCATATTCTCTATTAGCTTCTACTTTATAAATACCAGGTTTTAATTTATTTTGAGTACTTAAATTTCCTGAAGGTCTTAAAATACCACCTTCTTTAATCCATTGTGATGCTTTTTCTATAGGATCTTCTAAATCATATTCTGCTCCTACTACAATAAATGGGCTGTCTAAAACGGTATCCATGCTGATAATATTTCTTTAATTTTATTAATAATTTCTTCAGAACTTTTTAATCCACAAGAATCTGCTTTTTTACAATTATAAGAAAGTTCTTCTACCATAATAGCTAAGTTTTCTAACATTTCATAATAACCAGAATTGTCTACTTTTTGTTTAGTTATTTTTAGTAGTATTTCTAAAGAAGTAACTGCTTTATCCTTTGCTTTTAATTTGATATACATTAAAGAAAGTAGAGAAATAAGAACAAGCTTATCATTAACGTTTTCAGAAGAGAATGTACCTAAAGAAAATGAATGACTATACACACTTTTTTTTTCTACATATGTAGCATCATAAAGACTTTGTACAATATCATCTATCTTGTCCATTCTATTGCTTTAATTAATAATTCTTTAAATTCTTCTTTACCTCTATTAATATAATTGCCATTTACTTTACATACTCTAGTATTAAAGTTTGGTATAGTTTCTACTAAAAGAATATTTGCTTCAAGACTATATCCAGGGCCATGTAAATTTACCATTGCTGCATTAAGTAACCAAAGATACATACCCAGTTGTCTATAGTAATGATACTTTTGAAAAGAGCCATTTAACCAAATAATTTTTTTAGTACCATCTTCTAATATATCCGTAATATTACCTCCCATAAAAAATTTAGCAGGTTTTCCAGTAGTTTTTAAATCATTTAAAGTAATTACTTTTAAATCATGATCTACTGTAAAATTATCAAGCTTAGCTTTTAATTTCACAAGATGTACATTTCCATTATCTAATTCTACTTCTATTTCACAAAGTATAGCATATTCATTAAAAAATGAAATTGGTTCAAAGATTCCTTGAGGATATAATAATTTATTAATAGCTTTATTTTTAGATATAGCTTCCATACATAATTCATGTTTAGCTTTCATTGTAGCAGATAAATAAATAATCTCTTTATTTTCTTCAAATTCTTGAGTATGTCTTCGAGCTAAATAATAACCAAGAGCCTTTTTAATAGCTGTTCTTTGTCTAGTTATTGTTAAAGTATTTTTATAATAATCTGCTTCTACTTTAGCTTCATTTATAGCATCTTGAATTTTATATCCTTTATCTCTTAATTTTAATATTGCATGTACAAATTCTCCTAATTTACCAGTAGTTTTATCAAGTTTACTAATAAAAAAGTCATTTGGTTGTAGTAAAGAGCAATGAACCGCTGTTCCTAATGCAAATGAATCTGTATAAGTATTTATAAATCCTATATTAAATTTCTCAATACTGCCATCTTGAGCAGGATTAATTAATCCAAGTTTAGAATTTGATATATAATCAGAATATTTATCCGAGAAATATTGTTCATCTGATAATCTAATTAATTGAATACTTTCTGGTTTTATTTTAATTTGTGCCATTTAATTCTTCGTATAATTTCATTATATTGTTAATATCTAAATCATAAATTCTATACTTAGTTTTTACTTTTTGATTATGAGGAGCATCCATTAGTAAACAAAATATATTATTTTCATTACATTCATTAAATGTTGTAATTTTATCGTCTATAAAGATATCACATTTTAGACTTTTCAATAATTTTATTTTACTTTCTCCCCAATAAACCTGATTTATATTACTCCTTCCAGGTACATTATTGATTTGTAAAGACTCTTTAGTCCATGCTTTAGGAATGCCTCTAGCACTTACATATCCTTTAGGAGTAAAATTAGGCATATTTTTAATTGGTAAATTTAGCCAAAAATCCTTTTCTGAAGAAATCTCAAATAATCTTTTCTTGATTAAATTAGAGTTACTCCATGATTTTAATACTTTTGTATTAAATCTTTTAGCAAAGGCTTCAAACCAGCTAAAAATGACATCATCAATGTCTAAATAAATAATAGGTTTTATCATACTTCAATTTTTATAATTGTTTATTTAAGTAATTTTCTAAAAGTGTATAAAAAAATTGTTTTGGAATAATTGCATACTCTCCTAAAGATGTAATATTTACATTACCTTCTTTTTTTAGCTGGATATTCCATAATATACATAATGGTTTATCTTTTAAGCCAACATCAGCATTAATTTTTTTAACAGAAGGTGTAGTTTGTGTTTTCTTTAATTGAAAATAACATGGTAATATATTATCACCATCATAAATATCAATCTTCATGTTATCTAATGCTTTACTCGCTGATCGAGATGTACATATATTTTCATTGCTATAAAGTTCTTTAAGTTCATTAACTATTTGCCTTTCATAGGCTGATCCTTTATTTTTACTATATGCACCAGATCTTTTCTTACGAGATTTTGGTTTTTGTATTATAGGTGGTTTATCTTCCACTCATTTTATAGTTTCTTGTTTTTCTGTCATATTAAAGTATGTAAAAGTGTTTTGTTTTTTTAACTTTATTATTTTCTATAATTTCAGTTAATTCATCTACAATTCTCCAAAAAACAGTATTACTAACCTTTTTATATAAATCAGAAATATCTTTAGCATATTTTCGTTTAATAAAAATACATCTTATATTATATTCTTTCTTATATTTCTTTGCTCCTCTAACTCCAGCTAAATCGTTATCAAAAAAGACCATAATATTATTTTTAAATTTTGTAGAAATTTTCTTGTACTGTAATTCAGAGATTAAAACATTTTCTGAAGTAGTAGCACTAGAAATAAAACCAAATTCATATAATAACATTAGGTCTTTCATAGATTTAATTAAAATACAATGAGATCCTTCTTTTGGTAATTGTCTAGAACCTTGTAAAGTAGTAGACGACCAATTACTAAGAAAACGATATTTTCTTTTAGTTGGCATATAAAGTCTCCAGAGTTCATTACCTTCAGAGTTAGTTCCACCATAATAGCCATATATGGGAGAAGTTGTTGAAGAACTGGAGTAATAATTACCATTAAGAAAAACAGATTTTATAGAAAAAATCTTAAATTTGTTAAGTGTCCCAATAGATATTCCAAAGGAACTCCACCATTTTAATTCTCTTTCACTAAAATCTTGAATTTCAACTTGTATTTTTGCTTTTTCAGTTTGTTTTAAAACGAATCCACTGTAATCTATTTTACGAAGATTTTTTTGTAATTTTAATTCGATAAAATTAAAATCATTCGCAATTATTCTTAATGCTTTATAATAAGAACAATTAAAGAGGTACATTACTGCTCCCGCAAAATCAAAACTTGGTCCTGCGAAATCTTTATATATTAACATACCTCTTTTATTCTTATAAAATGCACAAGTAGGAGTATTGTCTTTTCTTATTATTGATGGACTACAAAACAATCCATTCTTAACAGGTACTCCTAGATAATGTTCAAAATAAGTTTCTTGAGAATTTTTTGAAAGTAAGAGTTCTTTTGTTATCTTTTTTGTAACTGTTAATTTAAACATTACTTAAAAGATACAAAAAATACTATAAGTCTCCTATATCAAAATTAAGGTCTACTTTATCAGTATCAGTACTGGTTAAATCCAAATCATTCATATTAGTAGGTTTAGCATTTGTTTCTGCTTGAATTTTTTGTAATTCATAAGGAGTAAATGCTATTTTATTACCAATAAAATTATTTCTAACATAAGCAGCTCCATCTCTGTTTATCGCAGTGAAAAAGCCAGGAAATCTACCTTCTCCATTTTTGTCTTTCATTAATTTTATTTTATTTTCTCTACCTTTGGCTTTATCAAAGATTTGAATCATAAGATTTCTTAAAGCATCCCAAGTAGGAGCTCCTAAATTCTTAGTTTCACTATCAATTTCTTTTCCTAATTCAGGAAGATACCCATCAATGACGTGTTTGAAAAATAACATCATTGTTTCTATTCCTGATGGTTGAGGTATTTTATTCTTTTTACCTGTTTTGTCGGTATACTCAGTTTCAGTCCTTTCAAAGTCTACATCTGGCCTAGGCTCAAAAACTGTGTGTTCATATGCACCATCTTCATTAGAAAAATTAATTTTTAGTACTTTGTAAACTGTACCAGGTTTTTTAACGCCATCTATATCTTGAATTTCACACTTGTCTAATTTGACAGTATGAATCATGTTGCCTTCTAATTTTGGTTTTGCTGTACTTTGCGATGCTCCCGCTGTTTGTCCGAATGAAAAATCCATGTAATTCTATAATTTATAAGTCATTTCTTCTATTGCTATCTCGTCTGGTCCTTCATCTGTTATAATTTTTATATCTATTTTTTCTGCTTCTGCAACATCTTTATAAGATAAATCTGTAGGAACTTCTGAAGTAGAAATTAACCTCCAAATTCCTTCTTTATAAGGAATAATCTTAAATTCAATACCATGCTTTTCAAGAATAGCATTAGCTTTTCCTCGATATGCAATGGAATTAGTTTTGGTAACCTTATTACCTGATCCTTCTTGATCAAAAGAAGTATCTTTACCTACAATTGGCATTGGTAAATTCTCACCTTTAAACTTTTCATATTTAACAATAACGCGGTTTTCCCATTCAAGCCCCATTTCTGCAGCACATCTATTATTAAATACAATTTTATTCTTTTCTAAAGTGACAAGTGCTTCATCTTCTAAAACGATCTCTTTAGGTTTTGCCTTTCTTGCAGTAGTTTTTTTCTTCTCAATTCCATCTACGAAACAAGTTAAATTAGACGTTGTTTCTGTTTCTACATCAAACTCAAATGTTACTGTTATTTTTTTATTCATTATATTCATTAATTTTCTCTATAACATATTGCAAGTCATTATCAATATAAAAATCATCAAAACAACCCATTGGTGTTTTTGCGGTTGTTGTACCGTCTGATTGAGTGATAAATTTATATTTAATTTCACCTTCTAATCCTTTATCTATATGAGTAAATAAAACATAAGTAAATAGTCCTTCTACTGTAATCATATTGTCAATCATTTTACCCATCGTTTTAATTTTATAACGAGGATTTAATGCATCACCAATATCTTCAGCATGAGCTAAAATACAAACTTTTAAGTCATCTCTCATACCCATTGCTTCTTTTAGTACACTGTAAAAGTTGCTAGCCATTTGCGTGAATTTCTCGTAGCCCTTCTCGGATGATCTATCCATAGCTTCAAACATTTACATTCAACAATGGTCGTTAATCATTGCCCGCTACAAGTTGTAGCTGCTGCATATTACTATGCAGATTAGACTATATCATCATCTTATTTCTAAGATGTCTGGCGCTTCCACTCACTTGAGTGTACTCTCTTTCGAGATAGTCGTTGCACCTTCCTCTGTAATAGAGGCTTGGCTCAGGATTGTCCATATAGGAGTTTCCCTGAATTCACCAGATTTGCTACTAACCATTACTGATTAGTGGGCCTTTGAAAGCTTGGTCGTAAGACCAATAAAAATTTTTATATAATTTACCACTTTTTAATGCTCTATTAATTCCTTTACTTGCTCCACCAGGTTTTATTTCAAATTCAGAAGCTCATGCTTCTATATTAGGTTTTATACCTTCGTAAGTAGTTATTATTTCTAAAGATTCATTGAAACGATATATAGTTTTATATCTTTTCTTTAAATTGTCTGGATTTGAATAGTATTTCTTATTCGCTTCAGATAATTTCTTTTTTGTTTCTTCAGTAGGAATATGTGTAAGAACATCCAATTCTTTATTATAAATTGGGTGTAATAAATCAATATAATGTTGTTCTTTTAAATATTGTTCATCTATATTACAAGTTTCTATAAGTTCTAGGTAAAAACATTCTTCTCCATGCTTATTATAGGCATTTTGTAAATGTTCATTCTTATGAATTCCTTTTCGGAGTTCATATCTATGTTTACGGAATCTTTGTTGTATGTTTTTAGAACTTCCTATATAAAATTTTGTATTATTACAAATAATTTTATAAATTCCACATACATTTTTATATTGTAACATAGACTCACTAAATTTCATTTCAATTTAGTTTAGCCATAATATATTGGGCATCCTCTATAATAACTACTTTTATTTCTGGTCTTGTCTTGTCAATAACTTTTAAAATTTTAGTTATTTGTTCAACATCTGAAGTATTATAAAGATTACCTTCAAATTGACCTTTTGTATTTTTTCTTAGAGGTATATAATCTTTCTTTGCTCTCCTAAATGGTAAAGATTTACCAGCTATATTAATAATAAATGTTTCAGCTGGATTTAAATTTCTAATTGAAGTGGACTTACCACTCCCAGAATTTCCTATGATTCCAATTAAGTCCGCCATACTTTATAACATAAATACGTTTTTTTCTTTGTCATTTTCTTTTTTCTCTTGTATCTTTTTTTTATTATAATCTAAGTTTAAATAAGGTTCATAATCGCCAATTTCTTCTGGTTTTGGTAAGTCTCTAAACATACTTATTTCACCATAAAAAGCTGAACCTATATTAACATCAGATTGTCCATATCTATTTTTTAGAACTTGTATGAGCCTAAATTTTTTCTTTAAAACGTTTTGAATAGGATAACCTTCACACCTTGCTATCTTTTCTCTATAGGGAAAATATAAGGCAATTACTACTTCAGAACCATCAGTTGTACCTGATGTATCTTTAAAGTCATCTAGTTGAACTAATTCATACCCATTAGTTTTCCTATCCATTGATTTTTGATTTCTATTTAATTGTTGAATAAAAACACCAGTAATATCACATTTATTTCTAAAATAAATCATAAAATCAACTGTTAAATCTATTCTTTCTTTTTTTGATCCCGGACCTCCAATAAGTCCAACATGATCAATAAGGACAACTTTATACTCTGATGAGTCCTTTTCATGATATTCTTCTTTGTGCTCTCCAAGAGCAACAAATTCTCCATGTTGTTTCAACCACTTTTTACAAGTAGCATAAACTCCTTTAGGAGTTAAAGATTTATCATATATAACTATATATTTAGAAATTTGTCTAAGCCATTTTTCAGATTTTTGAATTAATAATTCATGTTCTGAAGATATTGGTTTAGTTAAAGACAAAATGTCTTCATATGTTACAATTTCATCAAATTCATCATATATATATCTTGATAATATTTTTGCAAAAAGAGTATCAGCGGACATTTCAAAGGAATAATACAGAATTGATATTGGAGTATTTTTAGAGTGCTTTAATAAATTATAAACAAATATATCCATAGCAAATGAAGTTTTACCTCCAGCAGTATCAGCACCTATAGTGTATAAATACTTTTTTTGTATGCCATAAATTATTTTATTTAATTTTTCAGAACCCGTGCTAATCCCAATATTTTTTCCTAGTTTTCCATTTTTAATATTTTTTAGAAGTTTATCAATAGCCATTTATAGTAATTCAGAATTTTTGAAGCCATTTACATTTCCACTATTTCTAATGAATTCAATCTCTTCATGCTTTCTTGAAGCAATAAATTCTATGATAGAATAATTAATTAAGTCATTATCCTTAGCATATTCTAAAATTTCCATAATTCTTTCATGTCTTACACTAGAACTTTTTAAAGCTCTTGTATAGAACAAACAAAAATCTTCAAATGAGAATAATCCTGCTTTAGTAAAATTCTTAATACTTATCAATTTTCCTTTAATATTTATAAAAGGAGGATAAGCGTCAAAGAATTCTTTACCAATTTCATTAGACTCTCTAATATACTTCTTAATGAAGTTTTTATTAAAGGGTATAAGTTTTGGATTTAATTGTTTCCCTTCTTCTGGTATTTTATAAGTAGCATTGATTACTTGTTTTGATTGTAAAGATTCTAAGACATTTCTAAATAATTGTTTACCATTCGATGTATTTGAAAGGTAATTAACTAAATATTCTTTATCTCCATCTATAGCTAAAAATAACAACCTTAAAACAAATAATTCAGTAGGTGTTAACCCACTATTAATATAAATATTGATTTCTTCTTTAAGTGATAATTCAAAATGCTGCATTAAATGTAGATTTTAAATTACATAAGTTCTAATCCGGTAGGGGATTTTTATTAAGGTCTGTCAGTAATTTGTACTTTGTTAATAATTTGCTTACTAGTTCACGATACCTTTTAAGTATTGTATCTAGTACATCATCTTCAATCCCTTGACTAATAAATCTATCATTTAGGACGAGATTTAAATTTGATAATTCTATCTGTTCTTCAATTGTCATATTATAAGACTTTTATTTCTACTTCTTTATCATCATTGATAAATTCTTCATCAAACATATAAGCTGTAAGAAAACCATCAGAATCTGTTTCCAAATAAATGTGTTCAGGATTTATTGCTTTCATTGTATCTTTATTAATAAAAGATACTTTTAGTTTAGTTATTTTCATTATAATCTAAATAATAATTGTGATTCTTTTGCAATCTGTTTTGGGTATTCTATATCATTACGATTTAAAATACCATCTAATTCTGCTTCAGTTATTTCCATATAACTTTTACCAGCAGTAGAAGTATTATACCAATTTTCTTCATTTGTTCCAGCAAGAACTAAAGTAAAAATTTCAGCTTCTTTACCTTCTTGGTATCTAATAACTCTTCCAATTCGTTGTGTTTTTTGAGTTTGTGATGAGGTATTACATAATATAACGGCTAAATTTAAACCACTAATATCAGCTCCTTCATCTAAACTTTTAGCAGTATTAACTACACCAGTAGAATTTCTAGAAAATTCTTCCATAGTTATCCTATTTCTTTTCTTTCCTCTGCCAGAATGTACAATTCTACCTCTTTTAATTTTCTCTGCTTGTTTAATAGTAGCAGAAAATGTAATAGCTTTACTATTGAGTCTTGCATCTAAAATTCTTTGTGCAACTTCAACCTTTTTAGGATGATTTGTTACGAATTTTTTACGTGCTTTAAGAGCTCTATTCCAAGTAAATACTATTGCATCCATTTCTGCTACTGGAACTCCCATCATTTTACCATATCTTCTTCGTTGGATGATATTAGTAAGACAACCTAATGCCTGATGAAAATCAAAATCGAAGAAACTAAAAGCATCTTGGAATTGTCTATTATGTTCATTATATTCTTCTATATCATCAACATAAATTAAAACTTTATATTCTTTATAAGGAGATAGCCATTTATTTTCTACTGCTTCATCTATCTCTATAACATCACAAACAGGACAATATCGATTTAACATTTCGTGTCGTCCATCTAATCTACTAAATGTAGCAGATAGACCTAATACAATACTAGGAGTTCTAACTCTAAATATAGCATAAAAAGTATTACTAGGAATTCTGTGAGCCTCATCTAAAATAAGAAAATCAATTTTACTTTCTACTTTAACAGCAGAGTTAATAATTTCTACACCTACTTCATTAAAGAATCCAGCTTTACTTAATTCCTGAGACCATTGTAGCTTCAAATATTCAGTTGGAACTACAACTACTATTTTTTTATCTCTATTTTTTGTTAAAAAAACTTTTATAGCAAGTATTGCAGCTCTGGTTTTACCAGTGCCGGTTGCCCATTGTAAAGTTCCTCTACATTTTTGATCTATCCATTTTTTTACTCCTAATTTTTGTCTTTTATCTCTTGTCATTGACGTAATAAATATTTGTGTAAGCTTATAAAGATACGAAAAATATTTGGATATTTTTCATTCAATATGTTAAAAAATGTTAATTATTCAAATTCTGAAGATTTAACTTTTATAAGAGTATAGGTAGAATTTTCAGTTTTAAATTCAGTTTCACTTACAATTTCTATTACAGGAGAAGTATTAAGATATTCAGTAAGTCTGCTTCCTCGAATAATAAATCTTTCTCCAATTGTAGGAGGATTTGCAAATGTACCAACAACAGTATAACCTTTATCAATCCCATTAGGATGTAATTCTCCAATATTTGCAAAAGTATCTATAGTTTTTTGTAGTTCATAGACATCTCCTAAAATTTTTTGTGCTTCAAATTCTGTACTTATACTAACATGATATTTTTCTCTTTCAATTTTTTCCATAATTTTTTATTTAATGTATCCAATGTGTTCCTATATCAGCAGTTGCATCTAAAGGAATTATTGGACAAAACGGTTTTCCTGCTTTAATCATACAATCAATTAATATTTTTGTAGCTTCATGTATTAGTTCTTTAGGTGCTTCAATTACTATTTCATCATGTATTAAATTAACAATTTTTACTTTTAACCACCATTCTTTTTTAAGAATTTCTTTAAAAAATAAAATACAAGCATATTTAGTAATATCTGCTGCAGAACCTTGAATAGGATAATTTTGTGCTAATCTAGCTATAGCACCTTTAGCTTTATTATGTTTACCTATAATAGATCTTGGATTATCAGTTAATTGCCAAAAATAAGGATCTTCCACATCTTCTTTATATTTAAAATAATCATTTTCATTAGAAAAGAAATATTTTCTTCCAGTAATATTATTAAATTGAACATATCTAAAATGAGATGCTCTATGAAATACTAAATCAAAATAAGTTCTTAATCCAGGAAATGCTTCAAAATAAGAATCATATACAAATTTTCCATCACTTTTAGAAATATTACAATTTTTAGCTATAGTACTTCCATTACCACCATAATTAATTGCGAATCCAGCATTCTTAGCTAATTTTCTTTTTGCTGGATATTCTTTTTTAATATAATCCAAACTAGTAGGTTGCAATTCTTCTACTTCACATTTTCTAATAGCGGGATACATTAGAAATGCTACATAACTATGCATATCACTAAAGCCTCTATGATAAAAGTTAATTAAATTATCTTCTTTACTAAAATTAGCTAATATAATCTGTTCTTGACTTTTGTAATCAACAGCAGCCATAAGATTATTAAAATCACTAATAAAACAACTTCTTGTTAGTGTATCTGAAGGTAAATTTTGTAAATTAGGAGTACCATCTCTTTTATTACCAGAAGATAATCTTCCAGTATCCATTAATTGTTGAAAGGTTGTATGAATTCGCCCTGTCACGGGATTAATAAACCTTTTCCAATTATAGCCATAAGTAGATACTTCTTTTCTTGCGGCTTTATATTTTAAATATGGTGTTAATATAGGAAAGTCATTTTCTTGTGGTTCTAGTACTTTAGCATCAATAGATTCTTTGCTAATACCTTTCATCATGATAGTAGTATTAATTCCATAACTATGAAATAATTTTAATACTTGTTTAGGAGAATCCCAATTAAGAATACAATCCTGAACTCCTGTCCATAAATCAACCATTCCAGAAAAACATTGATGTTTACCATCTTCCCATAATTTTTCTTCTAATACTTTTTTAAGTCCTATAGTTTTTCCAACATTTGCATCTGTTTTTATTTTCCACTTATCATAGTCTAATTTTATACCACAGTATTCGACATAAGCGAGAACAACTACAAAAGAATTATCTAAACCAATAGCTTTTTCTAAACTATCATAAGAAGCAGTTTTTAATTGCTTTCTTTTAATTATAGGTAAATATTCTACATCTTTAGCACCATATACTAATACTCTATCAGTTAGTCCTTTTTTTATGATTTCTCCTCTTACAGATTTATCAAGAATAACATTACAGTATTTATTTGCAAGAGTTGCTAAATCTCTTCCAGCATATTGTAAACCATTAGTAATAATGATTTCAGCTAACATTGTATCATATACATTTTTAATTAATACATCTTGTATAAATAAAAATTTTAAATCAAATTTAGCATTTTGAAGAATAAATAAAATTTTTGTGGTATTTAAAAATTCTTTTAATTCTTTAGGTATCTTTCCTCCAAAACTTTGAATATCAAATAATACTTGAAATTCTTCTATACCTATTTGTAATAATAGTAACTTTTTAGTAAAACAATCTAATCCAGTAGTTTCAGTATCTAAACCTAATTCTAATTCTTTTTTAAGAATATCAATAGCATCTGTTATAGAAATTAATTCATACAGAGATTGATCAAAAATAGTTATTCTATTAGTTACTAGATAAATCATCTTTTTCTTTTTTAACTAGCCAAAATGATCCAGTACCAAAACCTTGATATATTGTATCAATTAAAGGAGACTTTGCAACATCACATAATGGAAGTAAATTTTCTATAAGATCAATAAAATTTTGAATATCAATTCCATATTCATGATATATAAAAGATTCTAAATCTTCATACTTAATATCTTTATAAAGAATAGGATCTTTTTGTTTAGCTAGATAAGCTATTAATTCATATATTTCCCAATTCATTACTTTTCAATTACTTCACCCCATTCATCAATTTCTACTTCATTATCTATTTCTTCAACATAATAATCAGTCCAATTTTCTCTTGCTTCTGTTTCTAAATTACTAGCAATTTTTTCTAAAGCTTCTTGATAACCTTCATCATCATCTTCATAAGTTTCTATACTAACTTCAGATTTAGCTTCTTCTATAAAATCTTCCCATCCATCCATTCCACAACCTAATTGTCCCTCAAAATGCTCACAAGCATATTGATAAGCAGACTGTAATGCTTGATCTTCTGTATCATGTTCTTCAACACATTCAAATTGTGGCCCACCATAACCACCTCCTAATCCTGCATATATTTTATACTTTGGCATTACTCTTTGACTTTATAGCGATATTCATACTCAAATCCTTCACATACTTCTGCTAAAGAATCGTCACAATATTCATCATTAAAAGTAGATAAAGTCCATTCATCATTATAATAAACAACGGAGCCAACTAATTCTCCACTTTTTTGATCATGTACAAATATAAGACCTCTACCTTCTTCTACTATAAGATTTTTTACTGTATTTACATCAATAGTATAATCAGTAGTTCCTGGAAATGTTATTATTTTTGTTGTCATATTTTTATATTATTGTGTTCAGCAACCATTTCAATCTTTTCCATTCTTTTCTCCCAAGAATATATATGATTTTTAACAGTTTCTTCTAAATTAAAAAGAATTCGATTTCTCAAAGTTTCTAATTGATTAGTAGTTAAATCAGTATATTTTTTATTAGGCTTTAATGTTAGCATTGCCCTCATTTGAGTATAATTAATACCACGAGAATTAATATATAATTTCTCTATATCTTTTAAATTTAGATGTTCTCTAATTATTTCAAGATGATCCTTCATAGCACTTTTATCAGGTACAATTAAGTCTTTTGATTCAGAAGGAGTTAACCAAATACCTTGTTTTAAAATAAAAGTTCTAGTTATATGTTTTTTATTAAATGCTCCTAATTGATCTAAACATCCATCAACAATTAAGTCTAGATATAAAGCTTCATATTCATCAGGGATTTGATCAAACATATTATTAATAGTAGCTTTCTTATCACTAAAAACTTCTTTATTAATACTTAAAAAGTCTTTTATGTGATTCATTAAAGAAAATCTACTTAAACCATGATTTTGTTCTACATATCGTAAAAATAATTCAGTGCCACATTTATCCTTTTGTTCTGAAATAAGCTCTAAAACAAGATAACGTCCAGGATTTTGATTTTCTTTATTAAATAGCATTTTTTTGCAGTGGTCATAACATACATTTAAGTCATGCATATTCATATCAACTAATCTGCGTTCTATTTGTGTATAATTTCCTTCTTTATCTAGTGTTTTAACTCCCTTCCACAGGAAACTGGTAACATCCATACTTTTTTTCTCGATAGCTTCAGTAAGCTTCTCTTTTAGTAATGTAGTCATAATCTTATAAATTTATATTTGAATTATTTGTATCTTGTTCTTTCATAAAATTAATAATATATATATTACTATAATTATATAATTGCTTTTTACCAGTTCCAGGATGAAAATACTCTTCTCCTGCAGTTACTTGTATATATTTAAGAAATCCTCTTTCTCCAATATTCATATTTGGTATATTCCAATTAGGCAACATAGTGCACATAATATAACTGTTATCTTTTAAATTAGTAAATACATATATACTATAAGTACCATTTCTAATAGCTAATATTTCTACATGTACTATATATTCCATTATTTATAAAAGTTTTCTTCATGAGAATTAAATTCTAAGTTTGCTGTATCATCATTTAACTTTTGTGCAAGTTCTAAATAATATTCTAGATTATTATCCTCATAAGTTTGTTTTTCTTTTTCATCTTTTAACTGAATTATATCAATTAATTCATCTGTTTCTTTATTATAAATTAAATAATCCATAATTAATCTAATAATTCTAATACTCTATTAGATTTATTAAAAATACCACCATCTACTTCCATAATAGTTCTAGCCATTCTAGAAGTATTTTCTTCTTCTCTTTGTTCTTTAATTAATCCATTAAGTAACCACTCAGCAGTCATATAATCTTTTTGTTCAAGAGCAAGTTCATGTATTTTATAAATTAATTCGGTAGTTTCTATTTCTCTTTTTACAGTTGCAACAAAAGGAGTAATAACAGAATCAATTTTTTGTTCTTTATTAATTTCAATAATAGGATATTCAATCCTACAATCTGCTTCAGATAAAAATTTATGTATCCAATCATGGTGTACCATTTCTTCTGTTGCTCTTTTATGAAAATAAGTTTCTAATTTTACAATTCCCTCTAATCCATAATAGTTTGCAAAACTTTTATAAAGAGTATAATTTTTTAATTCATGAGCCATTTGTGCAACCAAAAGAGCTCCTATTTCAGGACTTATTAATTTTAATTGTCTATCCATTTTATTTTTGTTTAATAATTTTTTCGTACATTAGCCATTACCTTTTAATTTAGATAATTCTTCTGTTAGTTTATCTTGTATCTTACTATACCTTTGAATATATCCTTTTAAATCAATTATATCAATTTCCTTATTAATTCTATAATTAATAATTACTTTCATACAACTTTTTAAAGACATTCCATAACCATTAAGTTTAAAGTCCTCTCTTCTTTTTTCAGGATCTTTAGCATTAATAACATGTAATAGATATAAATCAAAACAATAATTAGTTTCATTTAATTCTAATTTAAAGTCTTTTTCTTCTATTGTCATTATAATATTTCAGTTATCATTCCATTTTCTAAAGCATCTTTTGAACCAAACCACATATCAAATTTTAGATTTTCTTCTAAATTTGGAATACTTATTTTTTCTTTGACAATACTATAAAACATATTTTGGAGTATTACCATTTCTTCATAATGAATTCGAGTATCCTCAGTAGTTCCTACCATTCCTCCAGCAGCTTGATGTAATAAAAATCTTGAATGTTTTAATCCACATCTTTTATCTCCCACTAACATTAAAACAGCTGCTATAGAAGCAGCCATACCAACACATACTGTTTTAATAGGAGATTTACTTAATTTTGCTACATCATATATAGCTAATCCTGCAACTATACTTCCTCCAGGAGAATTAATATAGATTTGTATTTCATCATTGCTATCAGAATTAAGATGAATTAATTGGGCAATAACACCATTAGCTAATTCATCATCTATAAGGTCTCCAATATAAATGATTCTTTCTTTAATAAGATTAGAAAATACATCCATTACAATTATATTTTCTGGACTTTGTTCTACTATTGTTCTATAACTCATATTAGTAATGTACTATTGTTTTTTCTTCAACCATTCTTATTTCTACTTCTACTTTGATTTCTTTAGCTGCATAAAATTGACATTCATCAACGTCTACACTTTCTCCAACAGCTTTTAAGTTATCATAAGCTTCTATAATAGTTTTTCCAACTCCTACATAATCTTCAAATATACAAATATATTTATTCATAATTTTAATCTTTTAAATGTGATGCATGTACAGCTAACATATCACAATAATCATTTAGGGAATTTCCACTGTGCCCTTTTACATGTGTCCAAGTAATGTCTAATTCTTCAACAGTATCAAACATTTGTATCCATAAGTCAACATTTTTCTTTTTCTTCCAATTTTTTGTCATAGTTCCTATAACATACATTGAATCCGTAAAGATTGTTGCTTTTGTATAATCATTTTCTTTTAACCAAAGCATAGATTGTAAACAACCCATAATTTCCATTCGGTTATTAGTAGTTGCGTCTATATCTCCAAAAGAAGAATGCTTCTTTTTACCTTCTTCAGTTATAACAAAAGCCCATCCCCCATGATCTCTCGATGAGGAATAAGCTCCATCTGTATATATTTCAATCATACTTTAATAACCATACCAATATGATGAAAATGTTTTAGCATATATATCTCCTTCAGTATATCGAATATGATTCAAAATACCTAAAGATTTTTTAGATAACTTGCCAATTAATTCTGGCATTAATTTATTAAAATCAATTTTACAAAATAAAGATCCTTCATGTAATTTAGAAGAATTTTCAAGTAATTTATTAACTTTTAGTACAAATTGTCTAGTTCCATAACCTATTATAGTTATATGAACAGCTGTGATTATTTCTCCTTCTTTATTATAAAGTTGTAATTCCATAATTTAAATTTTATAGTGTCCTAATTCGATTAGGTATTGTTTAGTTTCTGGGTAAGTCATCATTCTTTCTTTTAATGCACAAGGTAATTCAATTACCGGTATTTTATATTGAATGGCTTTGTCAATTTCAAAGCTAATTCCACTAAGTATATCATTATTAGGTAAACTTCTAAAAGCAAGTATATCACAACTCATAACAATAGCACCAAAGAAATCCATTACATCTCCATATTCAAGAACATATTCTTGACATTGTTCTTGATATTCAGGAGTATTAGGATTTATTACTTCAAATCCTAATTCTTCAAGAGTTTCAATATCTTGTTTTTCAATAGTTGAACCATACGAAACCATCGTATGTGCATAATAACATTTTAATTTTCTATTCATAATTCAATTCTTTTTATTATTTTAGAATGTTTTTGATTTATTACAAAATGTTGAAATGGCTCATAAAACCAATAGTCTTCTGATTTATATATATGAATATAAAATCCATGTTCTTGTAATCTTAAGATATCTTCTTCACTAAACCAGCCAAGAAGAGTAAGTAAACTATCAGTTGCAGATATATAACTTTCTGGCTCTAATTCACAAATTTGATGTTTGCCAGCATAAAATGGAATAAAAGAATCTCTTGATCCATATAAAGTTGCTTCATCATGCCCAAAAACTTCTGATATTTTTTGATCAATTCTATATGACCAAATACCATCATTTTTTACATCAGGTAAAGGAAGTACAATTGAAATTGATTTTCCAAATTTATTTTCAATCATAACTTTTCGAGTTATGAAATCCAATGGATTTTTTCTTGTTCCTATGGCAGTTGTAATACCTAAGAACATAATAACTTTATCATGCCGAGCAATTACACTTTCAATAAGTTTAATATGCTCAGAATGAAGATAATGTACTTGAAACCTACCGATGATTACACTATTTCTGTTGTTTTTTCTTGCATAATATTTTAATTTTTTTCTTCAATTTCAAATTCTTCTTCTTTTATAAGATAATTAACACCATCTTCAGTAGTTCTTGGTTCAAATCCAATAGGAGCTCTCTGTATATCATCTGGCCCTATTAAATTTAAAAAAGGAAGTGTAACTGCTAGTATTATTATTTTCATTCTATTAATTTTAATCCTTCTAATAATCCTTTTTCAAGAGCATGTTCATATTTATAAAATCTAATACCATTCCATCTTTTATTATTTATTTCAAAATTATATAAATTAGGTTTAGATTTTATAAAATAAGGTTCTACATGAATATCATGTATTTCTCTTAGCCATTTTTGTAATATATGTTGTCCAGAAGCATCATATACTACAGTTCCTTTTTGTGATTGAATTCCTCCTTCTTTTTTAAGAGAAATAGTAATTAATTTATTAGGAGATCCAGAACTGGGATTATCACAGCCATAAAAAGATTTAGTTGTTATATCAAATCCTTTTTTCTTAGCTAATTTAGCTACTTCTAATGATATTAATTGTTCAATCATAGCTTAATTAGTTTTAATCCTTCTAATAATCCAGCTTCTAATGCTTGCTCATAAGATCTAAATCCAGTAATATAACCTATACGAGTAATACCATATTCTGCATTATTATCTTTAATAATAATAGATACTATATATAATGGAGCATTTAATACAATCATTTCAATAATAGGATATACATGAATATTATGTTTTTCTCTTAACCATTTTTGAAGTAATGATTGCATTGGAGCTGATGGACCTGTTTCATCATTTCCTAGACTTTCATATTTAGGTATTAAACTATTTTTTAATTGCATCCAAACATGAATTTTATTTTCATATTTTCCATAAGCACCTGTAGGACATGGTTCATCAAATCCTTTTTCTTTAGCTAATATAGCTGTTTCAAAATTTACTAATTGTTCTTTCATTATATTTTCTTTAGCATTTCTTTTAAAGCTAATTCTAAAGCATCATAATAATCTTCAAATTTTTTATTTGAATAATCCCATTCAATTCTCTTACCTTTTTTAGTATCTATAAGATAGTTATTTACAGACCAAGTTTTATGAAAAGTACTGAAAAATACTTCAGCATATATTTGATGCTTTAATAATAACCATTCTTTTATTAGAAAATAAGAATCAATACCATCAAATCCTTTTTCTTTCGCAATTTTATATACTTCAGTCATATGTTTTTTGTTTTTCTTTTAATACAGCATTATGAGTATGTATAAAAACAGATACAGCATAATATACATTTAATAGTTTATCAGCATCTACAGGATCTGTAAAAATATTATCATTCATAACACAATGTCTTTTATGAATAATAAATACTCCTCCAAGTTCTTCACATTTAGTTATAACAGACATTATCCATTCCCAATTATAATGATATTTTAATTCTGAGGAACTCCAATATCTTTTATTTTGAGTACGTTTTTTTCCCATATCAAGTAAAACATGCTTAGGATATTCTCCATCAATAACAGCTCCCATAAAAAGTGCTATCATTAAATTATTATTAATTACTGGCTTTTTTATTTCCATGATATTGTATATTCGGTATAATGGTCTCTAGGATCAGACATATTTTTTATATCATATCCATCATATTCTAATCGTTCTTTCAAAAAACTAGATATTCGTGATTTAGTGACTTGAAACTCAGCTTTCGCTATAGCTTCTTTAATAAGAATTATCATCTCTTTATACTCTTGTGTATCTATCTGATTTTTTAAGAAATTTGTTTTTTCTCTTGCTTCCTCTGCTTTCATAGTTTTAATTTTTTAAATGAAAAAAGGCAACCCTAATTAAAGGATTGCCTTTACCACAGATTCATGTAATCTTAATGTGGCTACTGCTTAGAGATTCCATCCTCTACCTGCGTAGTATACAGTTTACTACGGATTATGTTTTCTTCGTTAAAACATGATAAAAATTACGCATACTAAGTTAACGAGTAATATATCCTCGATATGTTATTTCACCAAAACATATAAAACGTACTCTTGGAAAACAGAGTCGAGCCCGATGTGAGATTCAAACTCACGACATCTTCATTACAAGTGAAGCGCTCTGATCAACTGAGCTAATCGGGCTTATCTAAAATTACTAATGCAGCTACTAACATCATACAAAAACAAACACATAAAATTATCATAGCTATTATTGTTAAATATTTTTCTATCATAATAAAGATTTTAGTATCCGAGGGTGGACTTGAACCAGGGCTACATGATATTATCATTAGGTAAATCAGATAGTGCTAAATTACTTTTTAGTAATTTAATATCATTATATTTAAAAGGAAGATCATATGCTTTACACCATTTCCTAATAGCATTATCAGAAACACCAAATTGTTTAGCAATAGTAGTGAATGGTTTAGTAATAATCAACTTAAGTAATTGTTCTTTTGTAGGTCTCTCAATAGTTTGTCTAGATTTGTCAAAACAAGGTTTACATTGTTTAGCATCATAGCTAATTTCTATTCCACATTTACAATATTTTTTAGGTCGAATATAATCCGGATCAAAAGTTTTTTTATTAAAATTTATCTTATTATCCATTTTAAATTGAATCATGTTATCCATAGTTGCTTCAGGATTGTGAATTTCTCTATGACAATTTGCACACAACAGTATACATTTATCTACTTCTAATAAAATCCTTTCCATAGATGTATTCCCTAAAGTTCTTTTATCTAACTGAAATTCTTTAGTTGATGAATCTATGTGGTGAAAATCTAAAGCGGATATATTATTATTATACCCACATATAGAACATCCATTTCCTTTTAATTCAATCAATTGTAATTTCCTAATTATTCCTCTTGAATCTTCTTTAAATAAAGAATTACTATTTAATTCTTTTCTTTTTTTATAATTATCTTTTTGTTTACAATTATTACAACAAAACTTTTTTTGAAGTCCTGTTAATTCTTTTTTACACACTATGCAATATAGTTTTTCTTTCATATATAGTTTTTAAGTTATATATAAAAGTAATAAAAAAATTTAAGAAAAATTCATAAATAGTTCAATTTTTAAATTAAGTAGGGAAGAAGGGAATTGAACCCTTATGTAACCAAATTACTCTTTCTACACGGTATCAGCGTGAGGAGATACATCCCTATATTTAGTGCTCTAACCAACTGAGCTACACGGACATAATTAAAATTACGTAAGCATGTAAATTGCTTTTATAAATTGATTTGTGGTTAAATCAAACATAGTCCAATTTTCTGTTTCTTCACCTTTTATAAAATGCTTTTCTTTATATCTTTTTCTTCGTTTAATTTCTTTATTTAAATAATCAAGTACTTTTTCCATTGCTACATTTTTAACATCCTTTTAATACTAGATATTCTTTTTTCTTCTACTCCACCATCACCATGCTTATCACCATGAGTTAAATTATATAAATAACCATATCTAATCTCTGTCATAAGTTTGTTAATAGTATCTGTTCCTTTAGCTTCTGCACCAATAAGTGCATATCCAATCTTAACTAAAAGTTCTCTTAATGCTTCTAATTCTTCTTTTTCTGTCATAATTAATGTTCATTTGTTTCTCCACATCGTAGACAAATATAATTATCTTTATACACACCACTACACCAAAATTGATAAATATGATCACATTTATCTTGTTCTTTTTGTATAGCTTTACGAGTACTTTCTAATCTATCTTTTAGATTTTTTTCATCATTTCTTAAATGTATTACAGTTTGATTTATAATATATCCTTGATACTCTTCATATCTTCTAAAGATTGTCATCTATTTCAATACTAATTATTTCTTCAGATCCTCCTAGAAGACAATTATCTCTATAAACATGTCCTGAAGAACGCATATTTAAAGGATATTGTTTAAACCATTCTTCAATTAAATCTTCAAGACTACTAGATTCATAATCTCTAATAAGAAAATCTAAAGTAAGTGTTACTCTTATTAAATCTTTTGCTCCAAATAATTTTAATTCTTTTTTTGTCATGATTTTAAAAGTTAGTACCCCCACCTGGACTCGAACCAGAATTTAGAGTTTAGAAAACTCTTGTTCTATCCCTTGAACTATAGGGGCATATAAATTCTTCATAATTGTTGAATCAGGTGCTTCTAATTAAGGTGAAAACATCCATTCTGAATTACTTCGCGAAGAATTTTTTATATTTTTAGAGAGCTGCAAGGTCAAATACTTCTATTCTATTTAAAATTTATCATCTTAAATAATATTCATTTCCATCACGCATTTAATTCTCTGAACATAAACCTGAGAAACTCTTTTTGCGGCTCTAGAGGGATTTGAACCCTCGTTTTTGTAGAGTGACAGTCTAAATCCCGCACGCCAGTCGAGCACATAGAGCCGTTTGTTTAAAGTCTGCTAGTTGCTTTCCAATTCGCTTCGAGACTATTTATGTAAACGTTTAGTTTTTATCTTTCTTTTAAATCTGCTCCATAAGAATTTATGATAGTTACGTCCTATCTCTTTTATTCTAAAAAATTCAGTAGCATTTATTTTACCTTTTCTATGTACTTTCATTTCTATTCTAATGAAGTTTAGTTAATTTATAATATCCTAATATAAAAGCAAAAAGTATTGCAAAAGTTGGAGTGCTCCATCTCATTAAGAATATACATACTATTAATCCTAACCAAAAAGGATAATATTCTAAAAATTTATTTTTCATAATTCATTAATTTAAAAAATTCTTCTTCAAACACAATATTATTAGGAATATTAATAAATACAGAAAACATATTTGCCATTTGTTTAGAAGTATAACCATTTAAGTTAATTTCAATTCCACTATAAACTATTAAAAATTCTTTTTCTATCATTAATTTAGCAATAGTATATAATTTATCTATTTGTAGTAAAATATAAATAGGAGATATACTAGGATGAAATATTTGAGTTAAATCTTTAGTTACAATAGCATAAGATTGTCCTTGTAATCCTCTGTCTTTTCCATAGATTGCACCAAATTTTTGTTTAGCTAATAAAGCAGCACCTTTTCCATGTCTGCCTTGGATATTACTACCAAAAACAAATATTTGATTATCTTTTAATTCTGTTATTTTTCCTTTATAAGTTTTCATTTCTTTTTTTTTTATTCCTTGAATTATTTTTCTTGTTAAATTGCACAAAAGTAAAAGAGTGGGTCCACCCGGCCATGATCCGGAAACAATGGGTTATGAGCCCAACGTTTTGACCAATTAAACTACAGACCCTATTTTATTAGTTTTATATATTATTTTTATTTTCTTCTGTACATATTATCTCAACTAAAGGCGATACGGCACTAAAATTTATATGCATTGACCAACTATGCTACAGATCCTTTTATTTTAAAATAATTCAATATCTAATTCACTAAGTACATCTTTTTCCATATTCAAATGTTTTCGTTCTAAATTAGTTAAAAGATCTCCAAATTGTTTTTCTATTTCTTCTCTATTTATCTGACTAGCTTCAATTATACTATTCATACATTGAAGTTGTATATAAGGAGGATCAGGATGATCTATAAGATATAGATTTGGATAATAATGTTTTTTCATAATTTTAATTTTTAATAAATATTTTAAGTATTCTACTCCTCGCGCAGGAATTGTATCTTACTTAGTCCTACTGTGCGATACGGGTACTTAA